TAACTTCTCTCTATTCTTTTCGTAATACTCTTTGAATTTCTCTCTGTTCTTTTCGTAATACTCTTTGATTTTCTCTCTATTCTTTTCATAATACTGTAGTTTCTCCTCTTCGCTCACATATGCCCTATTCTTATTACAACACTCATATTGTTCCATATGATATCTTTCTCTAATTACTCTATCATCTCCGCTACCTTCTTCTAATACTTCAACCTCAACATTATCCCAATTAAAATCAGCACACGCACAACCAGTGTGGCATTTATGATGCCACATCCTCTGTTTCAACCCCACTGTAGTACTACCCACGTATATCCTCCCGTCCTCGTTAGTCAGTTTATAAATTATAAAATCCATTTTACAATTTAATTTTAAATTCTAATCCAGTTTAATTCTCAATTACGTTCATCCTTTTCTTTTTATAATATGACTTCTTCACCACCTCAGAGTATAACTCATCATCCCAATCGCAATCATATGCTAGTAGTTCCCAGTAGTTCCACCCCCCGCCTGATATAAACCCATATTCGTTATCGGCGTATATTCTCACCACGCAGTATTGGATTTGGTATAATACAGGACGCATATTAAGGCGATGTGTCTCTCTTGATATAATATCTACTAATTCTGGTGGTAGTCGCTGACTTAGAACATAGTCCATTTTATAAACTCAAATATCTAGGCAGACACGAAAACTTGACCACTCTTCAAACTGAACATTCGTTCCACCATAGCAAAGAAACGCAGGGTTCTTGTGGCGTTATCATTAGCAGTCCTGAATACTGTTTTGAGACACTCAATCGGTTTCTGACCAACCTGAGTACCAGCACCCGCAATATTAAGTGGTGTTTTACTAAGATCAACACCCTCGTAGTGACACTTACCAGCGAGACTAGTCATCGCAGATCCCAAAAAGGTGGCAGCACTAAAGACTTGGTTGTTAATAGGATGTTCTGGAGACTGACTATTAGTGAGAGGATCAAACGAATACTCACCGAGACCGCAATTAATCTGCGACCCAAAGACCTGAGACAACTGATCCATCTTTCTGCTTTCTAGAACGATATCACGGGCATAGACCCGCTGGTCGTTTATCCGGAAGTTATATTCATCTGGAACGTGATATCCCAACGATGAATATACCCCTTGTAGTGCGTCTCCTGTAGCGACACTATCGTGGATTAGAATAGACCTAACCGTTTTACCACTCAGTCCGAGATCCCTACTAATTGATTGCTTAACCACCGCTGTGCCTGTTGGAGCAGGATTGGCACTAGGAATAGAAGCAGTAGTAAGAATGAGATCCTCGTAAGGCATCACTAAACCACTATCGGACATAACCATCTGAGCAGTAGCATCCATACGGGCAGACGAATAAGTGAGGTAATCTGCGAGAAACTTAACGTTTCCAGTTCCCACTGACATAGAAGTATCACCGGCATAACCATCTTCAAAATTGGCGATAATACCAGTCTGAGTAGCACCCTGTGTTCTGAATGTCAGTTCAATTGAGATATGCTCATCAATAAGATAAAGTGGCAACTGAATGTTTCTCATCATCGGGAAGAGTTCAGAAAGACGAATAGAGAAAACTGGACACGCTGTTTCATCACTTTTCAATGACAGAGCATCGTAAGGTTGAGCAGCACCGACAGCGGTGTATTCACACGCTTTCATAGCGTATTTACCATCTCCGGTTGGTGATGGCATAATAGTATCACTAGAACCGATTTTGATGATATCCTTCAATTCTTTCTCTTCGTTAGTCTTGAAAGCACGCTTCATAGTCTGATAGACACCATAGTCATCCACCTGCGAGATAACCTTAGTTCCTGCCTTAAAAACCGCCTTCTTCACTAATGAATGAATACCAGTCTTAATAGGGAGAAATGCCTTCCCATCGCCAGCAGCGACAGGATGGACAGACAACGTCACGACCGATCCTACATCAAGAATACCCTTCTTTTCAAGGACAAACCGACAGAATGTTTGATTGATTATAACGGGATCTAATTGATTAGTTTCCACGTTCATACTCTCCACGACTGGCATAGGTTTGACATCTAGTACTTCTGGAAGACCACTCATTTTATTAGACTATTATTTAAAAATTTATTTTTGAAATAATTTAACTTACGACATAATTGAGATACCCGATGGAGAATACGATAGTGTGTTCTGAGCGAGAACATAGGTAAATAGAGAGTTGGGACTTGCTCCATCTAGATCGGAAACGATACGAACGCCATATGGACTAATCTTATAATCTACACCCACGCGGTAAGGATCTGTTGCTACACCCACACCGAAAACTGCGTCAGCGTCGGGAGCAATAAAGTATTTATCATTTGTAGGATCAAAAATCTTATTGATATCTTCCTCCTGATCTCTCTGAGTAAAGATACCAATCTGTGTTTGAAGTGAAAGAAGAGAATGATTAAACTGAGAATAAGGTTTAATAGATGAAATGAAATTCGTAAGAAGTTCTGACCGAGGAGTTCCAGCAGCACTCGCCTCAGAGACATCCACCTCATTTTCAATAGGAGAAAGAACACCACCTCTCAAAAACGAAACCCTGTCAATCGCAGCGGTAGTATCATAAGTACCACCAGCACCGATCTTAAGAAGTCTTGGTGTTTCAAAACTATCATGCGAATAACTATTGAGGTGAGATGTAGGAAGGAAGTTATGGAATACAGACAAAGTCTTTGATGTGCCAAGATTAAATGTAGAGGTGACATCGCTAGAGTTAATAACACTATACAGGTGTGAAACAGCATTATAAGTAAGACTACCAGTTGAAGGGACACTCATCTTAGCACTAGTCTCGGCATCAGGGACGAGCAGATCATAAGAAAGAGAAACATCTCTCAACTGATAGAAAGCACCAGATCCATCACCAGCATTGTTCTTAGCAGTACCATCCGCAGCAGTGAAACCAGAAAGCACCTGACCATCAGGGGCAAGACGCAGTTCTACGATCATTCCACGAATTCCATTTGTACCGATAGGGATCTGTTGAGCACCACTGAGCATTCCAGTTCTCAAAGGAATTGAGAAAGAAACATCATTATTACAAAGCAGACCTCCATTCAATTTACGAGAAGCGGTGAGCGACTGTCCTGATAGATTAGTATCAAAATCACCCTGAGAATGAGTGACCGGTTGGACTGATGCTAGGTATCGTCCATATGATCTGACAACTTCAAGTGTCTGATGGGTCATTGATGAAAGTGTAATCTGTTCAATAGCACTCGCTACACCCACTCTAGAACTGAGACAAACATCACTAGTGGCACTAATACCCTTGTTGTTGTTATTATCCACGAGGACTGGTGCTGCTTCTGTAGAAGTCGGCATATTAAGACGAAGCGTCCCATTCAATCTCATTGACGACCCCTTCAATAGTTTCGGTTGATCGGGGATTAAGAATTGTACCACAGGGAAACCTTCTTTGAATGAGTACGAGTTGTTTGCTGGTGGATTAACCGGAAGGATCTCGGCACGCTCAACGTCTACAATAGGGAAAGACGACATATTTTAAATATATATATATTTAAAAAATTATTTTATAATTTACTCCATTACCATAACTCCACTAGACGAGATATTAACTCTCTTTAAGAATTGAACGAAGTGCTCAAACACTTTATCCTGAGTGGCAGCGTCATAAGTGACACGCAGAGAAAGATCGCCAGCGGCGAGATCATAGACTTGTCCATATTTACTAAACCCACGAGCAATCATAAACTTGCGTGGAACACCCAAAAGATTACGGACGGCGTACCCAGCATTACCGAGTGCCTTTTCTGTTTCAATAAGATGGAGAGCATCTACACGAGCAGGTGTCTGTGTATAACGAACCAGTCCGATAGGTCGGTCAGGGATAAGAGAACCGCCGTGGACATATTGGTAATCTTGACAGTTATCAATAATACCAGTTAGAGAACTCGTTTCAATATCGTTCTGCTTTGTTGTATCAAGAGGGACACTCATAATAGAGTAAGAACGCCTTTGACGAGCAGGAATAAGTTGATCTGTAATACCATTTAGAGTAGTGACATTAACCCTGTATAGTTGAAAGGTTCGGAAGTCCATTGATAGACCACCAGAAGAAGACATCTGTTTCATTAGACTATCTACATATCCTGCGGGTGGTTGGACTTGGAGAAGAAGAAGTTCAATATCACTAATAGTATAAGAGATCTTTGTAGCAACGGCAGCAATCTGCTCAGCGGGGACATCCGTCACGGTCTTACCATTAATGCGGTCAGCAGTCTTGTAGAACACACGACTACCAGCAGCGTGAGCAGAAGCGAGACCAGCAGCATTAGCACGAGCAGCGATATAAGATATAACTAGATCACCAGCACCATCTTTACCGAATTTAGTAATAACACCGAGTAGTTCTTCATTAGCACCATCAGCAGCATCGGATACATAAAGAGCATCACCGATATCAAACGGGTTGTTATTAGGTTTTCCACGATTAACACCACGACCCGTAGCACTATCAGCAGGTTGCTTAATTGCCATAGTGAATTCATCTCCGATAGCGGTCTTCGCATCAGCGCCAATGATCTTCGCAGTTTTGCTATCTAGAAAGAATATAGGAATACCGAGATCAGTCGTATTAACGAGAGAGCGTTGAAGACGATCAAGTGTCATCTCAAAACGAAGTCCCTGAGTAGCGACGACAGGGAATACCTTATCTCCACCGAGAACACCCGAATGAATGGGTTGCTCTATTTCTAGTTTCTTAGGGACACGAGAAGCAGTCACGTCTCCAGCAGTCCAGTCGGCAGGAGGATTGTAATAAGCAGAATGGTCTAAATCAGAATTAGCACTGCGACCCTCAAAAAGATCTCGCTTATTTTCAATACTATCGTTTGAAGTCCAGTCCCACCACGAAGCAGTTAGAACATTATAATCCTGAATAGTTTCTAATTCAGTAGAACCAGATCCATCTCTGATCCTCAGGTCTCTCCAGAGAGAATGAACGCCCGCTTTACCATCGGGACG